CAAACTGGATGGTAGAGTCCAAGTTTTTTTCTCTTCTTTCGAAGTTCTTACTTCTGACTCTCGTGAAGTTTTTTTAATTGTACTCATACTATTTATCCTCCTTCACGTATCTAGCGTATTCCTCTAGTGGCACCCCTAATCTTTTAGCAATAGCTACCTGTGATTTGGTGAGTTTCACAGTTCTGCGTCCTTGGTGACTACGACCAGCAGAAGCAACCATTTGGACGGTTTTTGATTGTTCTTTTTTAGGCTCGTCTTTAGTGTCATCAAAATTTTCAGGAAAGTATTTCCTTAATCTTGAATTCACTTCATTATAGTACTCTTCACTATCTACTGCAATACCCTCTTGTGCAATATTATTGTGAATTGTAATAGCAGCATTAGTCATCACTTCATCATCACCAAACCATTTATTATCCTCAGCCCATTTTTTAGCTTTAGGTGTTATCGGTGGTATAGGTTTTGAAGGTTCAGCTTTGGTTGAGGCTTCAGCTTGTACGTTTTGTTGTTGTTTACTTTGCTCTTCTGCAGCTTTCTTTTGTTCTTCACGATTAATTAACTCTAATCTAGCTTTTTCTTTTTCGACAGCTAGTTGAGTTAACTTATCATTAGCTTCCATAATTTTAGAAGCGTCTTGACTTTCGATAGCTTTCTGAAGAGATGCTTTGACCTGTTCTCTTTGAGCATCTACTCTAGCATCTAATTCTTTTAGATACTGATCATCAGTAGAATTTAACTTTTTAAGATTAGTGTCAAATTTCTGTTGTACACCGTGAGCAAAATCAAGAGCTGCTTTTTCTCTTCTTTCAGCTTCTTTTTTTTGATAGACAAGTTTATCAATTCTTTTTTGATAATCTCTTCTTGATTCACTTAGGTTTGGTTTTTCTTCTTCCTTTTTTTCTTCAACTTCTTTTTTTTCAGGTTCTTCTTCTTTTTCTTCAATCTGAATTTCAGGTTTTGTTTTAGCGTCTTCTTTTTCATCTTTAACAGGATGATCCGTGTATCCAAGATCAACTTCTCCAACATTTAAGTCAGGAACTTTATCTTCTTTCTTGGGTTCAGTTTCCTTGACCTCAATAGTTTCTTCTTTAACATCATCAGTATCAAGTTCAACTTCTTCTTTTTCTTTCGCTAATAATGCTTTTGCACTATAGTCTTTTACTTCTGCCATGTTTCTTCTCCTTTTTTAAAATAAATGGAGAATATCTTCTGGCTTCCCTATTGTTCCTATGATCTCGTCATCATTGAGAATACGGTGTTCACCGTATTTAGTTTGAAATCTACTTCCAGCGTATCTGCCATAAATAACAAATTCACCTTCTTTACACCAAGGACCTTTAGGAAATTTTTCGGTATCCTGATAACAAAGGTCTCCCATTTTAACAACTAAGCCAACGACAGTGGTCATTTGAATCTTGTCTTGAGTTTCGTCTGCTAAAATAAGACCCCCTTTTGTTTTCGCTTTGCCAGACCAAGGTCTGATTAATAAGCGATATCCCACAGGGTTTGGTATGATTTCAAGATATTTTTTGATGCCTTTAGAATCAGTTGGAATTTGTGATTTTGCCTCTTCACTTGTTTTTCCATTAGAAAAATCTGTGAGTTTCGGTTTAATCAGGGTCTCCATCGTTATCCTCCTTTTGCAGGTTTTTAATATCCTGAAGCAGCGCTTCTAGTGCGCTGAGTCTGCCTCTAGCATACTGCAATTTATCTATCGAATCAACCCCATAGCAAATATGATCTTTAATATTTTCTATTTCTTTTTTAATTTTATTTTTTATTGCGTCTGAAGTATATGGATCTAACATTTATTAATAAATTCTGTAAAGACTGTTTTAATAGTATTTAATTCTTCTTCTGTTATACCTTGGTGTATACCAATTAACATTCCATTTTTCATAACCTCATCAGCTATTGAAAAATCACTATGACCTTTCCAAACTTTATCTTTCATAATAGGCTGTCTAGTAATGTTTCCTGTAAAAATAGTTCGAACTTGTATCCCATTTTTTTCAA